TGATACTTCCTTGTAACGTATAAACATCAAAAGAAATATCATACTGTCTCTGTACCATAGCAACCATTTTTAGGCACATTTCAACCGCTTCTACTGCTTTCCTGTCCATGGCTTGTCCTCCCTCTTTGCTAATGCCCTCTTTGCGTTGTAGTATCGGTCGATGCAATCCTGGCAAAGACCACGATCATACAAAGTGATGATAGGTTTGCGCTCTTGGCAACAGTAACAAAGGTCAAGATCACGTTCTGCTTTTTTCAAGATGATATTGCTTTCTTCTACATAAATCTCTAGTTCCTGTCTTTCAGACATATGTAAATTTTTTCTTAGCTCCATAGGAAGAGTGATTCTACCAAACTCGTCCAATTTGCAAACTATACCATTTAACTTCATTGACTCTAACCTCCACTTGGTATATAATGACCTTGAATTATAATTTTTCATTGCTCGATTAGGATTCGTGGTCCTGTCGAGCTTTTTCTTGCTCATTTTCCTCACCGCTAAGATACTCAGCAGTTACTTCGCCGTTCTCAACGACAAATGTGTCTCCATAAATCATGTTGCGGTAATATAACTCCAATAAAGACATATTCTCGCCCCCTCCTTAATTCTGTGTAATCATCCACAGCATATTGATATTAATATTCTGCATAATCATTGCTGTCTCTCTTGCTGATTCATTGTAGATGTCCTTGTACTGATTGATGCGACATTGCACATCATATAAGCTAGCGATTTGATTTAGTTCTCTTCCTGATACTCGATTCATATAGCCTCCTACAATTTGTTTAATGGACAGTTACTGCAAATTTCATCCAATAATTTATCTTCATCCTTGTCAGAGTTATTTGCATACTTGCAGTACTTATCACACATTTCCTTGCATACTTCTTCAACGATTTCTTCTATCTTTCCCATAATCGCACCCTCTACAAACTCATTTGAGCATTTGCATCTGTGATTTCATCTAGCAATACCATTGGCAATTGATAATTATGTACAATACCAATCGCTGTGCCACACTGGTTACGCTTGATGCTATTGTATGTCGATACTCCAAATTGACGTTTGAGCTGGTCGTAAATGTCGCTGTATACCTTGCCGCGTAAGGACTTGTCATGATATGCTGGTGTATCTTTACCGCCAAGGCACTCGACACCCATCTTTTTGACTGCTGTTGTGATGCGGTCCATGTCGCAACCAAGGAGAGGAAGGTCATGTTGAAAATCTTGAAAGTCCTTAACCACTCTGTCTACTCTTTCTTCAAGCTCCATCGTACCTTGTGCAATAAGCTGGATTTGTTCAAGTGCAGATAGTTTACGTGGTTGCTTTACCTCTTGTTCTAACTGCTCGAATCGCTCCATGTACTTGACTGTGAAAAGCACTCCCTTTTCGCCCTCGGTCTTATGAGCAATCAGTTCGCAGCCTTTTTTAGTGACTTGGTATTCTCGTAATGTTCGTCCGGTTGAATCTTTGTATGAGGATTCATACCAATATTCACTCAAGCCAATTTTGGCTTCAGTAAGAATACTTGTAATACCATCAATCTTTCTAAGCATTTTGCTATGTTCATTAACTCCCATCATTTCAGCAACTTCTCTGCTACTGATTGTCTTAAAGTTCTGCTGTTCTCTTTCTACTGGCTCTCCAGTCAGCTTTGCTAACTGTGCTTTGTTCTTATCATTCATTTGATCATCCTTTCTACTTGAAATATGAAAACTCTTCATCTGTGATTTTAAGAACCTCACATAATCTTCTAAGTTCTCCTAATGTGAACGTTGCAGGTCTTTTCTTCTTCCGTTGGTAAGTAGTCCTGTTGCAATGTATCTTAGATGCTACTTGTTCGTCTGACATATGCTGGATTTCCTGTGCTTTTGCAAGATATCCACGGACTAGATCATCTTTGGCTTGGCTGTCTGTCTGCCTTACTTTTGGCATATGTACCTCCTATTGTTCCAAAAAGTAATCAATTGTGACGCCGAAATAGTCGGCAATCTTTTTCAACTTATCTATCTTAGGAATGTATGTGCCTTTTTTCCATTCGGTAAGTGTTGCTGTTGCGACACCTGTTTCCTTACTCACTTGATAAGCTGTCACTTTTCTTTCTTTGAGTAATGTGAGAAATTTGTCGTACAAATATTCCTTCTCCTTTCTTGTATTATATTGACACTAGCTAAGTTTTCTTATATTATAATTGTTGCCAAACAAAGTTAATAAAGAAAACCAACCTATGTAACTTAGATATCTAAGCTATGTATGTATATTAGCATAGTTTTCTAAGTGTGTCAACATGTTTTACGACATTTTTCTAAGTTATTTTAGGTAATGTGAAAAATGGAGGATTATTATGTATGAGATATTCGAAAAATTGCTTCTAGAACGTGGAATAACAGCGTATAGAGTCGCAAAAGAAACCGGAGTTACAACTGCTACATTAACAAGTTGGAAACAAGGGAAATATGTGCCTAAAGCTGAAAAATTACAAAAGATTGCTGATTACTTAAATGTATCAGTTGAGTATCTCATGACCGGAAAAGAAGCCGATGAAACAGAAGATATAAAAGAATTGAAAGGAGTATACTTTAACTTTGCAAAAGAAATGCAAGAAAAGAATGTATCTGAAGATGATATGAAAAGACTTTGGGATTTTTACGAAATGATTCAAAATGCACGAAAATAGGGGGAACGTATGATAAATGGCTTTATAAGTCCAGATGACTTGGAAAAATTAGTAGAAAATAAACTATTATCTATTGGGATTACGAAAGATGATTACCCTATCAATCCGTTTGAATTAATTAAGAATGAAGGGATCATATTAGTAGAACAACATTTTGATAATCCAGATATAAAAGGAATGCTTGTGAACGGACCAGAACGTAGTGGAATTATATTGAATAATAATCGTTGTGTGCAATCGATGAAATTTGCAGGTATGCACGAGTTAAGCCATTTTTGGCATCATCCGAAGCAGGAGCAACGTGTATGCTTTGAGAAGTATAGTACAGATTACAAAGGAATGGAATGGCAAGCAAATAATGCTGCGAGTTATGCTCTAATGCCTAAAGATATAATCATCGATTTGTATGATTACAGTTTTGGCGATTTGGATTATATCGCTCACTATTTGGATGTCAGTAAAGAAGCATTGTCTTATAGGATTAAAGATATTGGACTTCCAAAAGTACACCCGATATTTGCTTTTGATTTTCAATTAATTTAGAAAGAAAGGGATGATGTTTTGGCGAATGCAAAGAAGTTGCCTTCTGGCCAATGGAGAACGCTTGTATATGACTACACAGATACAAATGGAAAACGACACTATGAATCATTTACTGCTGAGACTAAGAAAGAATCTGAATACATGGCTGCTGAATTTGCTGTGAATAAGAAGAATAAGAAAGCAAAAGGAACTTTGCTTATGTTCAAGGATGCAGCAATGAATTACTGCGATGAAAGATCTAATATTCTTTCTCCATCGACAATCATGGGGTATAAGCAACTCATGAGGAATGCTTATGGTAGCATAAACGATATTAAGATAAAAGATTTTGACCGACAAACATTGCAGTCATGGGTAAATGAATACAGTGCTACACATGCACCGAAGACTGTTAGAAACGCATATGGCTTTCTGACGTCCGTAATAAGGTTTTATGACGATTCATTTAGTATAAGGATATCTTTACCGGAAAAGCTAAGAAAGGACGTCTATGTGCCAAATGACAGTGATATACGTACACTGATGGAGTACTACAAAGAAACCGATCACGACATGTTGATCGCTTCATGTCTTTCGGCTTTTGGAACAATGAGACGTTCGGAAATCTGTGGACTTGATGCAGAACATATAGACGGATGTATCATAAAAGTGAGACAAGCCATGGTACCAAACGAGAACTACAAATTTGTACTAAAGAAATTTGCAAAGAATTATAGTAGTGCTAGGGATATCGCAATGCCACAGTTTGTTATAGACATGCTGCCTAAGAAAGGTATGATTATTAATTTTACTCCTGGTGTGATCACACATAGACATATCACAGCTCTAAACAATCTAGATATACCATATTTCAGATTTCACGACCTTAGACACTATTCTGCATCAATTATGCACGCACTCGGAATACCAGATCAGTACATCATGGAACGTGGTGGATGGTCCTCCGATAAGGTACTAAAGGAAATTTATAGAGGTACGATAGATGATTACAATAAGCGATTCGAGGAAGTCATGATGCAACACTACGAAAATATACAACATGAAATGCAACACAAAAATTAAAACCCTTGTATTATCAAGGGTTTTAATACGGAGGACAAGGGATTCGAACCCTCGAAGCCAAAACTCAACAACACTAGTAAACACGTGCATTGCTGATTATTACTAGCTTTGTACGTGTTTTTATTTGCACGCAATGCTATATAAACGCATATAAAAATGATATGTTGCACAACATATGCAACACGGAATGCAACACGAGGAATTTTATGATTGATGTTTTTCAAGTGCCATGGTATGATATATCCAAATAAAGGTAATAATTTAATAGGAGGTATCATATTATGAAAAGATGTAAATTTTTAAGTATCATGTTACTGTTAACCATGGTATTCTCGATTGCACCTACACAAGTATATGCAAAGAAGAAAATCGCGATATCAGATAAAAAGATTGCTATTGAGGTAGGAGACACATACCAGTTGTCGGTCACGGGAACCAATGCAAATGTCTCATGGACCAGTGCCGATGAATCTGTTGCCAGTGTCGATAAAGATGGAGTAGTAACAGGGAAAACAGAAGGAAAGTCTAAAGTTACTGGTCGAATTGGGAATAAGAAATATAGCTGCATTGTAACAGTCGAGTTTCACAATTACAGGACGATTACAATCCCATATAGCGAATACGCCGAAGTTGTTGCCAATACAATCGATTTCAAAGGCAAGAACGTAGAAGTTGATATTGACGATGAAAATATCACGATAAGAGCAACCGAGGAAGAATTCCAGAAGATCGATAAGAAATGCATGAAGGAATATACAATAACTTTAAAATGGTATTATGATATAAAAGGAAACGGAAACGAATATGATTTTTACGAGATACGTCCTTATAGTGAAAGTGCATATTGCATGTTGTTCCAAGGAACTATAAAACTAGCATTACACGCATATATCACAGGATATACGGAAAACGACGTTGTCGTAAGAATACACAAGTACAAAGGTACTGAAAACGGAATGTTTGCTTTTAACTCTGCAGATGAAAATAATTATGAAGTAGTTGATCTGAAGATGCCAACACTAGAAGAAATATATTCATATAGTGACCCGGATTGCTAAAAAATAACCCCCTCGATATCGAGGGGGTTTCGTTTTACATTTCCATATCTAAGCTATCAAAGTCGATGAAATAAGTCCCATCTTCAAAACATACACATTCACAACCTTCGTCGTATAGTTTCTCAAGCTCTTCTTGGTCATCGTGGCTAGTCAATCCAAGTGCATATTCTGTAACCTCCTCAATTGTCATGCTGTGATTTGTAAGTACCTCTTCACCGATTTGTTTTCCATTCATTGTAATTTTCATAATTCATAACCTCCATATTTTTTATTTATATCTTCCTTACAAGTATTATATTACCACTTATTAGGTGGTATGTCAACACTTTTTGTGTTTTTTTTGTGATTATTTTTTTCTATATCCACATCATGTTTCACTCTAAATTCCAACAACTCAATTACATACTTTGGGCACTTGGTTGTTCCAGATTCCCAATTCTCAATAGTCCTCCTTGGTATCCCATATCGCTCTGCGAACTTTGCTTGTGACAATACTGTCAATGATCTAATCTCTTTTACTGTCATTTGATATCACACCACCTAATCTTGTGTAACCACCCACAATAATCTGTAAATTAACATCTTGGTTAAATCTTTATCTTCCGTATCTGACTTCAAGCTGTCGATCCTATTAGACCATTCATAAAGCCTAGCAATAATATCAACATCTTTTCCAGATAATCGGTTCATACATTTCCTTTCTGCCAGTTTAACCACCAACTGGCAAGGAAATCAACTAATCTTCTATGCTATCGATTCCGTACTTTTCCATTACAGATTCTTCTGTAACTTCTCCTAAATCTAATCCAGCACCTTTCATAATCTCATCAAGCTCTCTTTCGTGTTCGAATAATGATTCAAATTGTTCTCTTTTCATTTTTATAACCTCCTTGAAATTTTGTATCTCTTATCTATGTATTAATATTACCACTGATTAGGTGGCATGTCAACACTTTTTTACAACTTTTTTTCAAAAAAATAAGCCCCGAGAAAATCCCGAGGCTTGTAATCATTTTATTCTACTTTTTGCAAGTGCTGCGATTGTCTTAGTACCTGCTTTACCAGTGCCATCCCAACCAAGCATACGTTGGTATTGCAGTATCGCATCGGCTGTCTTTGGACCAAATATGCCGTCTGGTACAAGAATGATTCTTGTCAGCTTACAGATTTGGATTTGTACCCATAAAACATCATCACGAGATGATCCTTGCTTAACCGTGGAAGTAGGCTTGTTAGGATACCAGTAATCAGCAAATCTTTCTGGTATCACATACTTTGCTTTTAACTGCTTTGGGGTGCTACACCAATAAGGCAGCTGGAAGTGAGGCTTGTCTTTGATGCTTGTCCAAGCACCACCCCACTCAAGACCGATACTCTTACCAATTCTGCCTACATGACCAAAGAAATCTCCTGATTCGTTGTATGCACCTTTGCCGTCGTTTCGGTAGAAGTCAAATGCAACACCCCATTGATGCATGGAGCCATAGTCCGAACCTTTTGCATTGGTTACTTTGTTTCCTGGCTTCGTGCGTCCTTGAGCGTAAAGATTATTTTGCTCTTGTACTGTACGGGTACATTCACCAATTCCTATTTTAAGTCCATTCTGCTCGCATAACTTAATAAGCTGTTCTATTTTATACTGTAGTATAGGATGTAACTTAGTTCTATCTCTCATCCGCTTCTCCTTCTTTAGCTTCTGGTAAGCCTGCAATTGATGTAAGTACTGACACCACTCCTGCAACAACTGAAACAGACACAATACCAATCCAATCCACGTCCATTACTGCTTGACCGATTGTGATCATTGATACTGCTGTTTGAGCTACTGTTTTGATTGCTCTGATTTGTGCTGCTTTCCACCATTTCTTGTTCATGCATATATCCCTCCTTATGGCTTGATAGCCTGACTGATTTTTTCACTGATCAAATAAACACCAAGTAGAATTGTTACGAAGTTCTGCTTCAACCATTCAACGACGTGGAATGTTCCACGCTCTTCATTCTTCTCGTACTTAGCCATAAATGTACTTAATCGGTCGTTGCTCTCTTTCATACTCTTCATAATCAGCTCAATATTCATATCAACTTTTAGGTCTCTCTTGACCTTTTCTAGCTCGTTTTGTTCGTGAACTGATATCCATTTCTTAATCTCTGCAATATCGGTTTTTATTGTTTCTGATTCTGCCTTTCTAATCTGTTCTTTTAGTTCTTCTGCTGTTTCTTCTGGCATTCGCTTACCTCCTTATCATTCAAAGATACACTCGAACGTGTTGAATGCACTGGAGTTTGTGGCGGCTGTGGTGATTGCGGTGGCTGCGGCGGAATTGGCTTCAAAATTTTTGCTATCCAATCGATTAATCCCATATTTTATCTTCCTCTCTCTGTTGTAGATATATTTGTATTTGTGTTATTGTTACTATTGGATTGATACATATTGATTGACATATTGCAGAAGAACCAAGAGATAATGAAAACAATAAGAACTAGCATTCTTCTGCGTGACTTTCTTTCTTCTGCGATTCTATCCTTTTCTCTTGACTTCTCGTAGTTGTCGCTGATGAATTGCAATGTATCAGATAATTTATTGATAGATTCGTGGTATAGCTTCAATGCTTCTAACATTTTATCAGTTTCCATATTAATCCCACCATATCGTTATAGTTTTACGTTCTGCGCTCCTCTCTATTGCGACGTCGCAACAAAAAAGACACCCTTTCGGATGCCTTGTGATATGTATTGATGTTATTCTGTTACTGGATATACCTCATCAAGATATACCATCAGATCAGCTCCCTCTTCTTCTGTGAGGAAACCTGCTAAAATCCAAGATGCGATAATTTCTTCATATTCCTCTCTGGATTTCGCCTTTCTTGTCATGTTTCTCTTCAATACGTTGTAAAAACTCTTCATCATATTTCCACCTTTCTGAATGTTTATATCATACCAGCCAGTTCATTGGCCAGTGAGATAACAGTATCATCATAATCATTTATAGTTGTTTCATACTGAGCTTTTATCTGATTAAGCTCTTTCTTTAGTGATTCTATTTCTGCTGTTGTTGATTCTACAAGCGTAAATCTAACTTTGCGTTTTATAATATCTGTAATGGAGTTGGATATAATGACATTGCTATATCTACCCATGGTAACTCCTGTTGTAGTCTCCCAGTGTGCACCGTTAAGATTGTCATATGTAACAGCTGTATAAATAGTAGCAACTTCGCTATATTCTTGATAGTTTATTTCTATCATTTTCTCGCCACATACTACGTTATTCATTGCTGTTCCATCTTTAAGTATTAGTTTCATTCTTTTTCACCTCACTATACAATGTATGTAATTGTTCCATGACAATATTTCAAATTATTGTCAGAATAAAGCAAAATAGCACCTGACGGATTAATAAACATATAACCAGCCAACGATACTCCCCACTGCCCTTCGGCATAAAATATCCCGGTATTTGCACTGATTAAAGGCTCATATCCTATCGGTAATGTCAAATATTGAGTACCGTCATATCCACTTTCACAATATATGTCTAAGTGTAATGTCACTGTATTTCCTTTTTTTATAAGCATTGTATTACCTGCATTCACGCATCCTTTATGATATGTGATGTCCGATGTAACATTTGTTAGTTTATCAAGTCTATCAACACCATTACACGCCGCCTCGATTCCAGTCTCCATGTGATTAAAGTTCGTAGCGTTTCTCTTGGTTACGCCGTTCTGCCATATTGTCTTTGCATAGTTTATTAAGCCCATCATTTCACCAACTTTCTAATAATTTCTTCTAGTGCATCAATTCTTTTCTGCATTTCCTGTATTTCACGTTCATGCTTTTGAATCATGGATACATGCATGGCGTGCATGTTCTCATAGTTGATACGCATCACGTAATCATCGACATATTTTCGTTCACCATATGTGATGCACTCTCGATCAACTTCAACCAGATCGTATTGGTTTGGAAGGAACATTTCTGCAAGGTCTTGGGCCTTAAATCCAAAGTGCTTCATATCATTTATGATGCCATCCTTGTACTGATACTCAACTGGATTAAGTTTCATATACTCCTTGTAGATATCAAGCTCGCAGAAGTTTTCCTTAAGCCTTACATCTGACGCATGCTTTGCTTTTACCCAACCAACTGTGGTAATGTTCTCGTCACCTGATGTATTGTCAAATGTTACGTAAAAAGCTCCGGAATATGTAGGACTATTATGTTTTGATGCTTTAAGACTATCAGTTGATGCACCACGCGACAAGTAATCACTATGATAATGAGTTATAGGTGCACAATACCAATCATAGTTTGTAGCTGTCAGTATAGTTGCTCCGTCAATCTTTCCATCGGTTGCAGCAATGTACGAGCTTCTATTACCGCTTTCGTCATTATGTACTGAAATCATTGACGAAGTAACTTCCACCCAATCATGTCTATTTCCGCTTTGGATTAACTGACCACCACTTGCGTATGTGCTATGTGACCCTGTCTTATTTTCTAGTGCCCACATCTCGATAAATCCGTCAACAAATTGAATTGTTCCGCGTGTGCCTACTGTGCGAAGTCCATTTGTGCTGATAGTGCCGCCGATGTTTGCGTTATTGCACCATAGCGTACCATCTGCTGACATTCCGCTATTATCAGCTGTCCAAGTAAATCTGTTGCCTGTAAAGTTAAGACCATCAGTTGACAAGTTCAATTCGTTACATAGTCCGTCTTTTGTTACCATTAGATTGATTTCTCCGACTAGTTCCTCGATAATAGCTGAGATATCATTTTCCATGTCACTGATAGTTGATGTAAAATGCTCAGATGTCAGGTCTATCTGCCCTTGTAAATTAGCCACGTTATCTGTAATCGACACATTAAACTGGTTCTTAAGCAATAACATCTTAGCTTCATAGTCACACATGAGTTGGCTTGTAAGTGTCTCACTATCATCATTGCAGATATCATCTTCTTCGATAGGTTCTTCGTCACATGCGTTCGCACTGAATATTCGTGTCTGCAACTCTTCCCTAGCTGATACTTCGGCCGATAGTCCTTCCGATGTCTGCTCGACCGTGGTACTCATATTGGTTACTGTGGTGCTCAATCCGCTTACTGCACTGTTTAGACTGCTCACAGTACTCTTGACGCCTTCAACGTCTCGTTTTATGACTGCTGACTTTCCGTTTAGTTTTGTAATCTCAAGTCCTACACTGTGATTCTCTGTTACAGCTTCTGTTCCTTGAGCAACGATGTAATCCTTGAGTGCTTGAAATCCTGACAATGTACGTTGTAAGATGTAAGAACTCTTTGCTCCGTCACTGATCAGGTCTCCTACTTCCCAATATGGTTGTCCGTGGAATTCTGATTCTGTGATTGGAGAATATGCTCTACCAAAGATGTTTGTTGATGCATTTTGAGCTACCGTTGTAAGCTCACTAGCACTCATACCATAGGTCAAAAAGTTACCTTGGATAACATAACAATTGCTACCAGTGCCATAGATTACCCCTGCATCATCTTCGGAATCTGCATCTTCTTGTGATATCTTTATCTTGTCGATTGGTAATACATCGTATTCCTCAAAGTACACTTTCTTGGATTCTCTTCCTGACACGTATGTATCGGTCACAGTTGTAGGCAAAACGATATGTCTTAATGTACCAGTTCGGTTGATATGGCCAAAACAACCATTAATCTGCATGATGCAACGTAGCACTTCTTTTCCTTGCAATGTGTTGGCGCTGATATTACGAGTGACTATCATATTGTCATTAGGCAACGTCACATCTTCGTAAGGGATACCAATATGTTCATACAAAGAGATTCTAAATGCTTTCAGATTCATTGGTAGGTTCAATCCGTCATACCAACTCTTCACGTCTACGTCAAACCACTTCATTCGGTCGCGTGCTGCTATCTCCTTAAATCGGCTATCTTTCTTCTGCTGGCACGATTCTACGGTAAATAGTCCATATGGCATCGTGTAAGTGCTGTTAACACCTTGCGTTACTGTAAACTCCTTACCTACGATGCTTTCGTCTATGTCTGCAACCTTAATCTTAAAGATGGCAGATTCACACGCTCCGAAGTCTAGGCTTTCCTTGCTGCAAAGGTTTTCTTCCAAACTCAACGAATCTGCAACCATCTTTGACGCTGGTATCTCGATATCACTAGAAGCACACACAGCGGTTAATGTCTTTTTGACAATGTCACTCCGAAGAGGAAGAAAGTCAGTTCTATATAAATCTTTTAATGATTCTGAACACTGTACCATCCTATGCCTCCTCTGATTTGTAAGCTATCAATGTTATTGTGACCGCAGCATATGTGATTGCATGAGTAACTTTGTCAACACATTTATGTTTCCATGCAATTTCTGTCATATAAAAGTTATCTGTTCTGTAGTTCCCGATGTGATCATTCCACCACTTCAACGACATCAGCTTTGGATTGTTTAGTACTTCCATGATTTGAGATTTCTCGGATTCGCTTAAATCATCCTTTGTTGTTATGTTGATTTTCGCTTTTGTGTACTTCATGATGTTTCGATGAGTTTCATTTTCTGCATCTGTGTAAGCCTCATCATCTCCTAGGATGTGTGGTGTAGCATCCCACCCGCCTTCTGCTAAGAGATCAAGTGGAAAGCTCTTATTATTTGACATGTTAGTTATGTAAGTTCCATTAAAGTTACCCACTTAAGCTCCTTTCTAAGCCAGAGCAAATGATTCTTTGCCGGCTTTTTGATTTTCTCGATTAATCTTACGGACTGTGCTATATACCTTCTGGCCATCCATATTAAGCTCTAGTGAGAGGTTGATATCTCCGCCAGTTCCACCAAGTTCTAGGATTGCTTCTTTTACAGCTTGACGCATGGTAGATAGTGGAGACACAACTTCTGGCTCTCGCTTGTTATCGCCAAGGATAGCCATAAAGTTTCCATAGTTGGCCGGAACTACTGTACCTGTTGCAAGTTTTGGTATTTGAGGTACGCCAATCTCTCCAATAAAGCTAAATGGTTTTATACCTAGGATATCAACATCATGGATTCCTCTAAGTGCTTTGTTAAGTCCATCGAATGGTATCTTAATAACTTTATTGATGCCTCCTATCAACCCGTTGATAACCGACTTGAGACCGTTAAGAACTCCATCCTTGATGTCAACAAATATTCTTCCTGCTTTGCTAAAGACTTCTTTTACCTTGGACCAAGCATCCTTAAACGTTGTCTTGAACCAAGTAGCAATTCCACCGAATGCACTTTTGATATTTCCGTACACATTACCGAAGTAAGCCTTAACAACGTCCTTTTTAAACGCTCCCTTGACCTTTTCCCAGGCACCTGAGAACGTACTACTAAACCATGAACCAACACCTGTGAATACGCTCTTTATTTTGTTCCATAGCTCTTTACATTTATCAATGATTGGTTTAATCCAGTTAGTAAAACCATTTAGTAAACCTTGCCCCATATATCCACCTAACTCAGCCATTTTGGTTGATGGCGAATGGATCCCAAATAATTTTTTGATTCCATTCCAAATCGGTTGAAAGATATTTTCGTTCAACCAATCGAAAATACCTTTAAAAATACCTTTAACACCAACTTTTAAGCCTTCTCCTATGTTCTCCCCGAGTGCCTTGCCGCATCCAATTACAAGGTCGACAAGTCCAAAAAATGCATTGATAATAGTCTTTACAATCTTTCCAGCAACGCCAGCCCAATCAATCTTGCATACTGCATTTGTAATCTTAGAACCCACACTAGACCAATCAGTCTTTGTGATAAAGTTCTCAATCGATGTAAGTAATCCTTTGACCAAGGAAGACACACCTTCTGCGAACTTTTCTAGTTTAAGATTCTTGACAGCACTGTTTACCATATCAGCTACACTGGTACCAATCTTTGACCAATCCGTTTTCGTGACGAATCCGTATAGAGTATCAATTATTCCATTCGCAATGTTGCTTATTGACTTGCCTTTTTCTGACCAGTTGATATTTTTAATGCTATTGTTAACTCCTGTCGCTAGTCCATCACCAACCTTACTAAAGTCTGTATTACTAAAGAAGTTGTTGATTGATGTACTAATCGCGTTTGAACCAGCACTTATAGTACTGCCTACTTTTACCCAATCGATTCCTGTAAATATTTCTTGGATTGACTTACCAAGTTTCGCTGACGTTCCAGACCAATCAACTGTATTGATAAACGACTTAATCGATTCCATAGCTCCATTAATCAAGCCTGTGAGTGTAGTTACAAGGTCTTTTAGATTGATATTGTTCGCGAGTGAATTAAGAGCTGTTCCGAGTGCTGTTCCAATCTGCGAGAAGTTTAGTTTCTCAACAAGTGACTTAACTCCAACGATACCAGTATTGATACCTTCTGCAACTGTTTTTCCAAGTTCCTGCCACAAATCCTTGTTTCCTGTCGCTCCATTGATAAATGTCGAGATACTCGAACCAATCTTACTGGATGCATCTTGTATCTTAGTCCACGGAATATTGTTCAACGCATCTGCAATCTTCTGTGCCACTGTATCACCAATCTCGGTAAAATCTGCTGTACTCCATGCTTCTTTGAGTTTCTTGGTAAATTCAGATACTCCACTACTTTCGTCGATGTCGGAGAAATTAGGTGTAACATCATTTCCACCACCGCCATTGTTTTCATCCGACTGTTTAGCTCGGTTGTGTAACTCGTCGATATCTGACAACTGCTGACACTTTGACTTTTTAGATGCCTTTCCAGTTGCCTCGTATGCCTTGACTTGTTCGTATTGTGCCTTTGCAGCCTCTTGACTTGCTTTTACTGACTTACCGAATAACATACTAGTAAACTGCGCTAATAATCCTGTGACATACGACAAGCCATGTCCTAAAGCATTGATAGCCGGAAGACATGCCTCAAAGATTGGTTGGAATGCGGTAAGAAGATTGCCTTTAATCTGTGCCAATGAATTATAAAATTCGGCATTTGTCTTAAGCATTCCACCTAGATACTTTCTTAGCTCGGTGAATCCTTTTCTAAAGATACCGAAGATAAACGCTGTCTTAGCCATCCTAATGATTCGATTGCCAAAGCTAGATATCATTCCACCTGACTTGTTAGATTCGCTCCCGATTCGTTTAAGAGGATTGATCATACCTAACAATCCCTTTCCAGCACTAAGTGCCTTACCTGCCAATCCTGCCATCTTAATAGCCACTGTAGCAATTCCTCTTCCTAGCAGACCAATTACGCTTACTACACCGTGCATAGCGTTCTTAAGAATCGACATAACCTTTGACGATCTACTCGATTGTGACGCGTGTTGGTTCTCCGCAACACCAGCCTCTGCAAGTCTAGCTTTGTACTCATTAAGCTCATTCATAAGACCGGCAAGCTCTGAATAGGTCTTGTCATACTCTGAATCACCAAAAGACAATCCTTGCCCCTCTAACGTCATTAGATGCTCTCTGCATGCATCTACACGCTGTTGTATGGTATAAATCTCTTTCTCTGCTTCTTTCGAGCTAAATGCGTCCTTGATACTGTTCTTGATGTGAGAAAAGATGTTCGGAATATCCAAGAATGTATTCTTGATAAATTCAACCATTCGACCTGTCTCGCTTAATTCCTTGGTAGCTTCTTGAGCTGATTCAGCCACTTGTTCCATCGGCTTGGCATCCTGCGGCTTCGTCTCATTGACTTTATTAACTGCATCGACCACTTTCTCAACGTTGGATTCGACTTCTTTCACATCTTCTTCGGTAACTGGAATTTCTTGCTCTTTCCACTCTGGGTGCATCGCAACAATCTTTTCCCATTGTGCTTCAAAGTCTTCTGTTGCCTTGCTTGCGTTCTCAGTTGCCTTGGTAGTATCTTCTAAGGACTTCTCGATGTTCTTAGTTTCACTCTCAATACCCGTGTCCTTAAGATTAAATGCTTTCTCAATGGTTGCACCGACACGATTCACGGCCTTGGTTACTCGATTAATTGCATTTACAATCTTATCTAAGTCCTTGTCAAAACCACTTTCGTCAATTTTTGTATCAAATGTCAATTTACCATCTGCCAAACTATCACCACCTTTTTACTTCGGATACATTGCCAATATCTTCGCTTTTTGAGCTTCCATTTGCTTCGTTTGTTCTGCTGTTCGCTTTGGATGCAACTCTATGAGCTTCTTATTCTTCTGGTAAAACTCTTGGTCTACCTTATCGAGCTTCTTTCCTCGATTTCGCTTATCACGGATATTCACGACTGTACTAAACAAGCTTTCTCCGATTCCTTGGAATAGTGACATAAACGTCCACCAGTGCATGTATTCGTCAGATCTTACCTCATGTCCTGCCACCTTGTTGATAGCACTAAATATCATTTGTTCGTCTTGCTCCCAATCGTACAAAGGCTTTGTGTTGGATGATTCGTGTTCTTGGCCACAATCTAAAAACAAGATAGCTTTTTCATATGCTTCTGACGTGTTCTCAGGAACTACCTCATAAAGTATCTGAAGCGTGACAATCATCTTTTCTTCCTGGAGCAATTCGGGATCATTCCATGCCTCAAAAATAAGAAGAGCCATACGATAATCTGTTCTAATATCATATAGCTCTCCATCTACTTCTAATTGTGTAGGCAATCTGCCAATCATACTATTTCACCTGACTTGTGTACTTACTGATACGCTTCTCAGATGCTTCTAAAGCTTCCTTGTAGCTTTCTGCGATTGCTGGGGCGATCATATCCATAAAGCGTTCCACGTAAATGCTGCCGTCTGGTCCTGGTGTTAAGCAGTTCGTTACACCGAAGACTTGGTCACAAATCTTAGCGCCAAATGCCTCATCGATGATATCGCGGATTTTCCTATCAGCCTGTGGAAGAATATCCGATTCCAAGAATGCAAATGCTTCATCATCGGTTTGGAAGTTCTCTATGGTTGGCATTGCTTCTTGAACATTTTCTTGCATCTGCTTGATGCGGTTCATCATGTTGAGGTCTGTTGTATTAAAACTGATTTTACACAGTAATTTTCCATTTTCATCTTCGATGTCATACGTTTTGACGCCTGTTGTTAATGTTAACTTTGCCATATAGGCGCTCCTTTCTAATACAAGAGGGCAACACATTGTATGCCCTCTTGCTTCTTAATCTTACTCACCTACTGTGAATGTCTTTGTTGCGTTGTTCCATGTACCTGAGATTGGTGTACCGTTGTAGTGAATCTGATAAGGAACGTTTACGCCCTCGGTACCACCACCATATGACTGTGGAATTATTGTAACTGTACACTTGTGAGCACTGATTTGAGTACCATCAGAATCAACGATTACGTCAACGACTGTTGTCTGCAATGCGGTACCAGTCTTACGACCCATTGCGATATCCATAAGTTTCGTGAAGAGTGTGTCACCCTTCTTAGCATAGTAGGTACCAACTTCAGATTGTGGCTGATATCCTTTCACCCTAGTACTGTTTTCACCCCAGATATTCTTCTTAGTGTCAACTTCTGGATTCAAGTTCACTGCATACTCTTCTAAATCTTCGCCAATTCTCTCGTATGATGCAGTGGAACCGTTAAATGATGTGTCGATGTAGTGCATTAACCATGCGCGCTCGATGAGTTCTCCATTCTGTGCGGTGAATTTCTGTAAGTCCATTGTAATTTGTTTCTTCATGCAATCCTCACTTTCTAAGGTCGTAAATGACCTTAATCTGAATCAAATATGTAATGTATTGTCTATCCTCTGATGTATAAAATGGCTGTCCATTCGACACAGAAACGCTCTTGATATGCCCTGAACGCTCCTGGCCTTGAATAGTAGCCGTTATTTCTAAACCTTTATATGTTTCTAACTCGTACCCTAAATTAATCAGGAATGAGCTATTATTGAGCCTGTCGTAATCCATTGGTGATAGTTTCGTCATTGACAGTTCCATGCTGTTCATTCGTGTCTGATTTCCGATGATATCCTGTTTCAGTTTTGTATCGCTCACAGTTGATAGACTATAACACGCTTCGGATTCTTCCGTAAAGTCAATGTGTACCTCTGTATCAAGTAAATTCTTGATGGTATCTTGCATTCTTTCAATTACATTCATAATCTCTTAGCTACCTCCTGCGCTCCTTTAAGGATATCTTCTCTTTCGGCATCTGCCATTCGCTGAAACCATCTAGGTCCCGCTTGTGGGTGTCTTGACTTGTTATGCACCAAGTCACGCTCTGTGATGATTGGCTTGCTCTCATACTTTCTAGCCCACACTCTACCATCTTCCGTAGTCATAATTTTGCCATAGTACTGGAAGCGTGAGTATGGTGTATCTTGGTGAATCTCTCCTGAACCAATTACTGTACCCAGCGTGGCTGACTTTTCAAGTACACCAGTGATCATCGGTGTATACTTACTCATTCTTCGTATGCATTCAGAATCTACAAATTGCTGTATCGACCCACCAATGCCAATCCCATGAGAACGTTTGATTTCTTCTGTATGATTTAAGTCTAATCGTGCTGTGATTCTCATTACTTACCACCTAGTTCCCAATGATGCATTCTCTTGCTTCCATGGTCTTTCTTACTTACAGTCGTGATAAGGAATGCTCCTGCGCTTTGTAAAGATTTAATACTTGCCGAGATGGAAGCCTGAGACGTGCTATCAATCGTTAAAGCACACTCACCTTTTACGATGTAGTCCTTACCCTTGTTAATGTCCAAATTAGGCGCATTAGCTAAAGGGATTGATACATACAACCTATCAGCGCTTGCAAGTCCTGTTTTGGCAATCTTAGACGCTTGATCGTCATCCCAAAACGCTCCATCGTAAACTGCCCTAGTCCATGCCGTACCTAAGTGATAAATCGTTACCTTAGTTGTGTTCTTCATAAGTTACACCCCAGCGTATAAAAGCCCTGTACATGAGAGATACTGATAAATGATATTCAATGTTTTATCGTTGTTTTTCTTCTTGATCTGCTCTGAAGATTCATACGATACTGACCATGATCCATCTTTCTCACTGGTAATTCCATCAGATTCTGTTTTTTGATCACATTGATACAGGTGTTCTGCAAGCTCACACATGCAAAACTTAACACTCTCAGGTATATCGTCTCCGATGTTATCAAACGTGCGTCTTTTAATCTCATTACTAGCTTTGATGGCATAACATCCAAAAGAAGTTTGGGGAATGGTTACACTCCCCATAGCTCCTTTGTATGTGCCATCGTAAAAACTCCAATCTGCATAAGTTACCATGGCACTACCTCGCAGATTAGGCTTTTGCTAATGTCAATCCAGTGTATGTAAAGTTGAATGTCTTAGCAGCACCGCTGTCGTAAGCAAGAGTAAACTGATTGCTTGTTGCTGTGATTGCCTTGTTGACCTTCTTTAATCCGCTTACGATGATTAAGTACTTGTCGCCACCGATCGTTGCAATATCTCCTGCTTCACAAGCTACACCGTTGAATTTGACCTTAGTTGCATCAAATACACCTGTGTAATCAACTTTGATAAGAGTTGTTGCTGTGTTAGTGATAGAAGCATCAAATCCTAAACCGTTCTTGGTTGCATCTTTGATCAACGGTGCAACACCAGAAATGTTGATATCATATTCAGTTCCATTTGCTTTTACAGATGCGTCTGTACCTGCTGTTTCTACGACTAAATCGCTGTCATTGTGATACAATAATGTGCCAGTTGAGTTATTGGTTACCACTGGACTTCCGTCTGTGTTTGCAAGACATTTCAGGATAACAACCTTTGTACTGTTGGTTAATGCTGCAACATACATTCTGTCACCAGTAACTTCGGTCTTTCTTGCTCTTGCTTTACGATCTGTTTCAACGTTTGTTTCTCTCTTAACATAGATTGTAAGAGCTGGGAGATCATCTTCGCTTTCTGCATCGTTGTTCAATTTAACAATTGGGTTCATGTAGTACTTACCAGAAGCATCTTTCTGAACTCTCTTAGATGGGACGATACGAGCGTTTCCGATCATACCAATTTCACCGTCTACCATAACGTTGCCGCTGTATTTTGTCTTGTCGATAAAGTTGGAATCCAAGCGCAACTGTGTTACCTGGTTCGGATGTACAAAGATAACCTTTTCGGAGTTCTCTTCTTCCTCAAACTTATCAATTCCGTTTACAACTGCGTTATAGCAAAGAGTTGTATTTGGGCTATAAGTTGTAGGTGCTTTTAAAAACTCTTCCATGCTGTCTGCATCCACTTTAGAGATAATGGATAAAGCGATCTGATTGTTTAACTGACCTACTGGGTTACCATAGCCACTTAACACAGCTTCATCGGTTAATTCGCCACCGATACCAGCCTTTTTGATTGTATACTGTGCTGTGTCCGTTCCTAGGCTTCTGATAGGGATTTCTTCGCCTTCTGCAACATCTACGGCATCACCGATATAACCGTAACGTGGAACTGTGATTGTGCTACCTGGCTGACCCTGCAATGTAGTGTCAAGCTTCGCATACTTAGAAACCTTGATTTTCTTGTCAACTTTGGCGCTAATCATTTCCGCCATAACCTCTGGATCAATTAAATCTGCAAGTACTGTTGTTCTTTCAGTAAACATCTGTAAGTTCATTATCATCTGTAAATCTCTTAATGTTTTAAATTTCATATGCGTTCTCCTATTCTTCAATCATTGTTTTATATACTTCTGGTTGCTCTCTCTTAAGTGCAACGCGTTCGCGATAACCAAGTTTTGCAAATGCTTCCTTTGTCATTGCAACATCACCACCGCCTGTTGGTCCAACTGGTGGTTTGTTTGTAGGGTTGTTGATTGGTTCATTTGCACCAAAAAGATATGTGTTATCTTTCTGACACGCTTCGATTGCTGACTTAATGTCATTCTCTTGGTTCTTGGATGCCTTTAACGTATCTAAGTCAAGTAATGCCATAATGGCCTTTGCGTTCTTTCCACCTGCAGTGGTAATTGCTGCTTTTAAAGAATCTGTGAAGTCACGCTCTGCAATTTTGTTCTCATAATTAGTCTTCTGAGTTTTCAAGTCATTGGTAAGCGTCTGAATCTGAGTTTTCAAATCATTCACATCCACATCATTGAACTCTTCTAGTTTTGTCTGTGCTGTCTGTAGCTGTGTATTGTAAGTATTTGCATCATTCACAGACCTGTCGTACTTCTCTTTACTTACATAGTCACCAGAAGCAATGTTCCCGAGCTTCACCTGTTTATCTTTATTCTCTGGCTTTTCATTGTACGTTTTCACAGCATTTACAAATGCATCGTATTGATCACCAAGAACCTCTTTAAGGAACTCTAATCCAGTTCCAGTGAACTTCTGTAAGTTCATCTTTAAAGCTAAGTTACGATATTTCATATATCCTCCAATCGACCTTGTTTTTAATCGTGGTGGCATCCACTTCGATACAGTGTTTAATCGTCTATCTGCAAGACGTAATGATAGTTTAAACGTCATTTCGGACAATATAAAAACCCATCGAAATCGAAGGGTTTAAATCATAAATTATTGCGACGTCGCAATACATACGTAATATTGGTACTGCTCTGCAATGGATTGATACCCTAACATTGCAGATTCTAGCAGTACATTGCTTTGTGGTGTAGGATTGCCACGTATCTGATATTCCAGATAGCCGTCACCATCGTACACATCAACGTCCTTGTGAGCGATTGTCTGCAAAGAATTGACGGTATTGATGGACAAAACAGAAATGGCCGCACACACCATGTCATATCCGTATCGGTTACTATTTGCGTGTCCATCCACTTTGAATCCTACTAGTTTATTGTTCTTTTTGATTGGCGTGATTCGTGTCATTTGACAATCATCCAATCTTCTGACATAATGTTCTGAAGAGTATACTCAACTCTTTGTGTTTCCCTTATATCAAGAATATACTCTTGCCCTTTATCTACGTCTTTTGGTCTACAATGCATTTCAATAGTTTCTTTCTCATTGTTCCAACACCAATATCCACTCCATGTTGGCAACTTAACTTTTTCTCCTTGTTTCATCATTTCAAACGCTTTATCAAATTTCATGTTTACGTCCTCCCTAATCCATCGTTATAAACTCTTTGCATTTCTGTTGGTAACTTCATTGCATCGGCGAATTGTCGATACTGTTGCATCAATCCTCGATATCTGCACTTAGCATTCGTGATATCATCTGGTGATGCTTCGCCCTCTTTCAGGGCTTTTATCTCAATACGTAGCTTTCTCATGCGATTCTCCATCTTCCTCATCGCTTGCGTGGCTTCGTATTTCGTGTATTCCTTGCCTTGGTATTTATGTTTCTCATTCTCTTCTGCTTGTAACTTATCTAGTTCTTCATCGGTATACGAACGCTTGCTAATACCTGGTATAAACGGATAAAATGTGTGGTAGCAATTAATTCCACATAGTCCTAACATGCTACCATATTCTGTTTCTCTTACAAAGTCTTTGTATCGGACTCCATCTACTTCCACGTACTCTGGTGTAGTATTGTCACTATCATCACGTTGCCAATGAAACACCCTGCCTTGCCACACTTGATGACTTGGTCTTGCTGTTGCATGCCAACTTACCTCCACAAACTCTGTATTGAGCTTTTGCATATTCATCTCTGCGACCTTGCCAGTGACTTGCGTAACTGCTGTCATTACGCACATTCGTGCTGCCTGAACTGTTGTAAACTTACGACCAGTTGCATAGTCCACAGTACGGAGATCACTCTCAGCTAGATTCTGCACAACCTCTTTGATTGCCTTGTTGTAATCCGTAGTGCCTTGTATGACCTGATTTACAGCTTTATCAAGTGCATCTTGCAATACCATACTGGATGGTGTCGGTTGCTTCTTACCATTGATATTGACCATATAACCAGTCGTTTGAGTAATGTTCCTTAGCTCTTCCTTTGTCTGCTCTTTCACGGCTTCTACATACTGTTTTAGTTCCTCGTTCTGCTCATATGGCACATAAGGTGTATTAGTGAGTTTGTAGAGTGCTTCATCCTTTGCATATCCTTCCTCAATGACCTTATCAAAGATATTATTGATTTCTTCATCGGTCATTTTAACAACCTCTTGGATATGTTTCTTAAGGCCTTGTTCAAACTCTTTTACCTGAGCAACTTTCCATATCAGATAGTCGGTCGTTCTAGTAATCTCCTGGCCTGCCTTAATTCTGTCAACAATCTCGGTCAATATATGGAGAGATAAGTCGGTCATCAAGTACTCGATTTCCTTCGGTAGCTTCTCCATGTCCTCTGGTTTCAATGGCATGCTGTATCACCTACTCCCCAAATCCATCTTCGCTGCCCGATTGCTGTTGAGCATACACTGATGCCATTGCTTCGGCTTCCTCTTTACTTTTTCCACGCCACTTCATGATGTATTCCACAAGCGTCATAGCCCCAATTGCTAAGTCTGCTCTGTCCTGCTGTCTCTCTGTTTCTGTATCTGTGAGAATAGAATCCTCGAACGTAATTTCTGTATCATACTCACTGTTGACCATTGCGTTGTAAAATGCTAATGCGTCTACCAAATCTTCTAGGCACTTCTTAAGGTTCGCCTGTATAGCTGTAACCATGTTGTACTTGCGCTGCTTTGCTACGATGCATTCCGTTGCTGTCTTTCACGAAGTTCACGAAAAGCATACAGCAGATGAATCCTATCGTTCCGAATACGCGTAGTCCAGGATAAACCACTTCCGGGTCTTCGCCGTTTTTGCCAAGTATGTTATAGGAAACGGAATTGGTGA